GATTGGCAGAAATCCGACTTTCGCGAATTCGAGCATCCGCCGCCCGCGCTGCACCCGAACACGGCTGCGCTCGTCCATGCCTTCGCCGCCGCGCTGGCCAGGAAATTAGCCGAGGCCGAGCAGAAATACGGCTACAGCGACGGCTGGGCGTCGCCTGACTGGATGGACGAATGCAGGCAGCAGCTGCGCCTCCATGTCGACAAGGGCGACCCTCGGGACGTGGCCGCGTACTGCGCGTTTCTCTGGTACCACGGCGAGCGCACATCGGGCCCCCCCGAGGCCTCGGCCTGACATTGCATCGGAAAGCCGGAATGCTCGATTTCGATCATTCGACCTTTCGCGAATTCGCGACGGCTTTTTACGCCTGCCCCCCGCCCCCGCTCCCCCTGTCGGTTACGCATCCGGCACGCCTCGGTTACGACGAGACCACGAGCAACGGCGCGGGAAGTTACGCAGTTACGCAGTTACGAGTCGCTCGCGCAGTGCGCGTGCCCGCGTAGGCCCGCGCGCGTACATGCGCGTATGTACACACACACGCGCGTGGGCGCGCTCGGGCGCGTGAGCCGTCGTAACTCCGTAACTCCGTAACTCTCGTTATTTGGCGCGGCCTGCTCTACCAGCCACGTCGTGCCGTCGTCGTAACTCCGTAACTCCTCTCTCTCTTATGAGAAAAAAGATTGATGGGTGAAAAGCACCGAGCGACGTGACAAGCGGCCGGGGGCTGTGGTATTTATCGCCCTGCGCAGGGCCTCGTCAGCAGGCCCGCGCCGCCCGACTGATCCCGGGCACACGCGCTAGGAATGAGGACGACAGACAGGGCCGACGACGGCCGGCAGCGCTGCCCGTTTCGGGGCGTTGCCGATGTCGGCGAGACGGCCGGCAACCTCGGTAACGGGGGGGCTGTAGGTACTTACGCGCGCCCCGGCGACGGGGGTAATTACGCCCGCGTCGACAACCTAGTGGCTGGGCTGCCGGCTAGGTAAACGGCCTGGGTAACGGACAGGAACATGCCCATGGCGGATCAGACGCCGATCGTTGGACCCCCCGAGCTGCAGATCGTCTACCGAGCCCCGGCCGAGCTGCGGCCTGATCCGCGCAACAGCCGCACGCATGATCCCGCGCAGCTGGCCATGATCGACGCCTCGATGGGCGAGTTCGGCTTCACCAATCCGGTGCTGATCGACGAGTTCGATCAGATCATCGCCGGCCATGGCCGCCAGGTCGTGGCCCTGCGCCGCGGCATGCTGGCGATACCGACGATCACGCTGGCGCATCTGACGGACGCCCAGCGCCGCGCGTACGTGATCGCCGACAACGCGATCCCGCTGCACGCGGGCTGGGATGAGGCGATGCTGGCGAGCGAGATGCGCGCGCTCGCCGCACTCGAGTTTGACCTCGGCGCGCTCGGCTTCACGGATACCGAGCTGGCGAAGCTGATGGCCGAGGCGACTGGCGGCAAGGACGACGCCAACGCCGACGGCAGCGGCGGCGAGGCGGGCAGCGACGCCGGCGCCGGATCGCTCGCCGATCGCTTCATGCTGCCGCCCTTCAGCGTCCTGAATGCCCGCGAGGGCTGGTGGCAGGCCCGGAAGCGAGCCTGGCTCGCGCTCGGCATCCGCAGCGAGGAGGGGCGAGGGGGTACGGGGACGAATGGCAGCCATGGGCCGACCGTCACGCAGAACGCGGACGGGACGCTGGCCTACCGCGGCGCGGCGCGGGAGGCCTGGGATCAGGCGGCGCCAGCGCCGGCGCGCAAGGCGGCGCGGAAGAAGGCGCCGAATGCATCGCCGGGCGGATCGCCGAGGCCTGCAGCCGACTACAGCAAAAAGAAGCGGGGGACGGGGACAGGGGGCGCGATCGATGGCTAGGGCCGACGCCATTCCCGGCGGCGACTCGCCGATGCCGATGGATCGGGCCAGCGCGAGCGTCGACGCCGGCCTGGCCTTCAGCGACATCGACGGCTATACGCATCCGCGCGCAGCCTCGGGTACGTCGATTTTCGACCCCGTCCTCTGCGAAATTGCCTACCGCTGGTTCTGCCCGCCCGACGGCGTCGTGCTCGACCCCTTCGCCGGCGGCAGCGTCCGCGGCGTCGTCGCCTCGCGCCTGGGCCGGCGCTACGTCGGCTGCGAGCTGCGCCCCGAGCAGGTCGCAGCGAATCGCGAGCAGGGGGTGCAGATCTGCGGCGAGCCCATGCCGCAATGGCATGAGCGCGACTCGCGCGACATCGCCGGCCTCGGCGTGCGCGCCGACTTCGTCTTCAGCTGCCCGCCCTACGCCGATCTGGAGCGCTACAGCGACGATCCGCGGGATCTGTCGACGATGGACTACCCGGCCTTTCTCGCGGCCTACAGGCAGATCATCGGCGCGGCCTGCGGCATGCTGCGCCCCGATCGCTTCGCCTGCTTCGTCGTCGGCGATGTCCGCGGCCCCGACGGCGCCTATCGAAACTTCGTCGGCGACACGATCGAGGCCTTCCGCGCCGCCGGCCTGGCGTACTACAACGACATCGTGCTGCTGACCTGCGTCGGCAGCCTGCCGATCCGCGTCGCGAAGCAGTTCGTCGGCAGCCGCAAGGTCGGCAAAACGCATCAGAATGTCCTCGTCTTCCTGAAGGGCGATGCCCGCAAGGCCGTGGCTGCGTGTGGCCCGGTAGCCGTCGACGCCGAGGCGCTCGATGCGGCCGAAGACCCGAATGCCGACATCGACGGAAATGCAGACCCCGACGGGGGGGCGGGGCTCGCCCCGGGCGAGGCGCTGCAATGACGCGCCGCTACTCGGCCGACGGATACCGCTGCATCAGCGCGCGCTGGCCCTCGGCCTTCAGCGCCTCGGCGTCCTTGCCGAGGCCTGCGATCCATCGCGGATTCGTGTACGCCGTATGCGCATCGAGGATCGCCGCGCGATGCGGGCCCAGCTGCGGGAATCGAGCCGCGATCGCGATCGCGCCAGCCCAGTCGCCGCGCGCCATGCAGGCGCGGACGGCAGCGAGTTTCGTCGTCGGGGGGGTAGCCATGCGGGCCACCTTGCCGAGCGCCGGCGCGCTGGCCAAGGCAAGACTCCGCAGCTTGGGGGGCGCCGATGGCTGAGCGCGTATCGCTGTCGCAGCTGGCCAGGATGCTCGGCCACAACAAGGGGTACATCCACAAGCTGAAAACCCGCGGCGTGCTCGTCTTCGACGACGACGGCTTCATCGACGCGGACGTGGCTCGCGCGGCGATCGCCGACGCCCGCGATCCCGCAAAGCAGTACATGGCGCAGGTCAACGCCCGCCAGCGAGCTGCAGCGCGCGCGCAGCCCCAGGAGGCCCCGCCGGCGCCGATCGCGGCGCCTAGGGCGGTTTCCGGCCCGCCCGACGGCAATTCCGGCGGGGGCGGCGATCCGGATCATCCGTCGGCGAACGCGACGTACAACAAGGCCAGGACTGCGAAGGAGGCGATCGGCGCGCGGATTCTGGACATGGAGCTGAAGCGGCGCGCCGGCGAGCTGGTCGAGCGCCGCCTGGTCGAGCCGACCGTCTTCGAGGCCTTCCGCAGCCTGCGCGATCGCTGTTTCGCTGTCCCTGCCCTCTGCGCGCCGAATCTGCTCGGCCTGACGGACGCGCGCGAAATCGAGCTGGCGATCGCCGACGAGCTGCGCCTGGCCTTCGACGGCTTCGAGCAGCAGACGGCCGCCGCGCTGAATGCCCGCCTGGCGGTGCGCCAATGAACGCTGACGGGTTCGCCGTGGTGATGGCCGCCGCGCTGCGCGGCGCCAAGCCGGAGCCGGAGCTCCGCGTCGACGAGTGGTCCGAGGAATTCATGATCCTGCCGAAATCGTCGGCGAGGCCAGGGGCATACCGCATCTCCCGGACGCCGCCGGCGCGGCGCATCCTGCAATGCCTCAGCCCGAGGCATCCGGCGAAGCGCGTCGTCATCCGCGGCGCCTCGCAGATGCTGAAAACGCAGGTCGGCCTCAACTGGATGTGCGCCTGCATCCATCGGGCGCCGGCGAATATCCTCGCGATCGAGCCTACCGACCAGCTGGCCAAGCGGCTCAGCGCGCGATTGACGCAGACGATCCGCGATGTCCCGGCGCTGCGCGCCGTCGTCGCGCCGCAGCGCAGCCGCGACGCTCGGAATACCGTCGGCGCGAAAGACTACGAGGGCGGGACGATCTACATCGTCACGGGCGGCAGCGCGTCGAATCTGGCGGAGATCCCGGCGCGGTACATCTACATCGACGAGGTCGACCGCCTGGAGGCGTCCGTCGACGGCGAGGGCGACCCCGTCGAAATCATCGAGGCCCGCGCGACGACGTTCGCCAATACCTGCAAGTTCCTGGAAGTGTCCTCGCCGACGATCGCCGGGGCGTCGAAGATCGATGCGCTGTACGCGATGGGCACGCAGGAGTACTTCGCCGTGCCCTGCCCTCACTGCGGGCATCGCCATGAGCTGGTCATCGAGAACTTCCGGTATCACCGCGACGACGACAGCGGCTTCATGACGCGCGCCTGGTTCGACTGCCCGCACTGCGGCAAGGAGATCGACGAGCGCCACAAAAGGCAGATGGTCGCCGACGCTGCGCTGCAGGCCAATCACGGCTGGGTCGCTCGGAGCGCCGGCGACGGCGAAACGGTCAGCTTCCACGTCAGCGCATTCCTCGCTCAGGCCGGCAGCATCACGTGGCTTTCGCTCGCCCGCCAGTACGCGCGAGCGAAAGAGCTGCTGCAGACCGGCGACGACGAGTCGATGAAAGTTTTCTACAACACGCGACTGGCGATCAGCTGGGTAGGATCGCTCGACAACACGACGGCGCAGGAGCTGCACAAGCGAGCCGAGCCCTATCCGCCGCGCGTCGTCCCGGATCGCGCGCTCGTGGTCACGCTGTCCGTCGACACGCAGCCGAATCGCCTGGAGGTCCAGGCCGAGGCCTGGGGCCCAGGCCTGGAGCATTGGGTCATCGATCACCAGGTCCTCATGGGCAGCCCGGCCGAGCTGCCGTCGACGCCCGGCAGCGTCTGGCAGCGCCTCGATGCGTACCGCCGGACGCCCTTCGTGCATGCCGCCGGCGGCCTGATCCCGGCATCGGTCTACGGCATCGACTCGGGCGGCGCGAATACGCAGGATGTCTACAACTACGGCGCGGCCCGCGTCCGCGCAGGCTGCCTCGTCCTGAAAGGCGCCAGCAAGCCGAACCGGCCGATCATCCCCGGCGTCCCGTCGAAGGTCGATGTCGACCATCGAGGCGTGAAGATCGAGGGCGGCGTGATGCTCTGGATGCTCGGCGTCGACGTGGCCAAGGACCATCTGCACAACCGCTGGAAGCTCGTCGAGGGGCC